GCGCCGTCATATTCACCGTTACCATTTAGATAAAAAATAATATTATTACTTGCTGATGGTGAAGTCCAAGATAATTCAACGTCTGCTGTAGTTGAACTTGCACAATCATACCACATACGATAAACAGCAAGCCCGTAATATGGTAATGGTCCTGTATTTGCTGATGATGAAAGTAAATTGGCTTTTGATGAATCTAACGCTCCATACAAAGTGTTTGCTTGTATACGGCGTGTATTGGCTTCTTGACCAGTACCATCAAACTTTGCTGTTAACTTAATAACAACATGTTCTGTGGTATCTTTTAAAATTTGACTTGTATAAAAATTTGGCATTTTTTACCCTTAGTGTGTTATCGCTTCGTCATCAACTTGCGCTTCTTTTGGATCTTCAGGATTATTAATAAGATTCATAGCAATCTCTTGCTTCTTTGCTTCAATGTGTGCCATAACTCTATCTTGAATAGATGCATACATAACATCACGCATCGCCGTAGCGTTATCTTGTGCTGCGTAATCTATAATTGCTCTTGCTTTGTCCATAATTTGTTCTCCTAATAAACTATTTATAATATACGTTTCAGTTTGGCAAACACTTCTTCTTTCTTAGGTGTTGCTTTGGCTGCTTTCATATCAAGTTGGTGTTGATGTTCTGCATTAGCTTGATCCATGTCCATTTGATTTTGTTGTTGTTGTGCTTGTGCATCTGTTTGAATTGATGATGTCATCTGTTGCGAAGCAATATCATTTGTGACGCCAATTGGCAATCCTAGACCTTCTTCTTTCTCTCGGTTAATCTGTGTTTCCATTTCTTTGATTTCATCATCAGTCAAACGCAACACGTTTTGTTGAATCCATTGTTGTGAGAAATAACGTCCTGTATATGGATCAACTGAAGCCAACAAAGACAAACGATTGGTCATTAGTTCCGCTTCTTTAAGTTCTGAGAAGTTATTGTCTTTGATGAAGTCATAATGAATGTTTTCTTTAAACATATTCCATTCATCAGCGGTACAAATACCTTTGAAGATGCACTGTACACGCAATGCTTGGTCAAATAATTCTGAAAACTTATTACGTAGCCTGTCAACAAACTTAGCAAATTTCAATTCATCTCTAGTAATCTCAGATGAACGACCCAAAGAAAATGCTTGTCCTGATTCTAATCTAGATACTGGTACACTCAATGCACCATATAATTTCTTTTGAAAGTACTTAACATCTTCTAATTCACCAAGGTTTTGACCACCTGGCAATGTAGTAATCTCTGTGCCTTTACCACCTTCTCTGCGTGGTAACCAAAAATCTTCCATCATAGATAGAAACTTACGGTCATCACGGACTTCACCAGTGTTTGCATCATAGACAAGTTTGTTTTTATACTTGACCATAATGTCACGCAGGTATTGTTCTGCTTTTAACTTTGGTAAGTTACCAACGTCAATGTAGAAGATACGGCGTTCTGGTGCTCTTGAGATACGATAGATAACTGTTGCATCTTCAATCATACGCAACTGATTCAATGGTTTAATTGCCTTGTGCAAGTATGATAGTACCACTGCACGGCGTGAATCCATAAGGCCTGACACGATTGATACAACAGAGTCAGTTGCGATACGAACACCTACTGGACCATAGTTGGTAGATGAACCTGATACTACCTTGTCGTTATAAATGTAGTATTCGTTTACGGTGGTCATCAACTCGACACCTGTGCGTTCATCTTTTTGTTTTTTCATCTCACGAACTTTACGGATTTTTCGTGGATCAATATATCTTAATTCTTTGATACCAGCAGTAGGATCATCTTTGTCAATAATTACATGGTAATACAATCTACCATCAACATAGTATCTGCGGAAGATATCTTGTGCCATTTTTTTGTAATTTAACATACGTAAAATGGTTTGAAATTCTTCTTTAATGGCTTTCTTAATTTTTTCTGGTTGTTTCAAATCATCTAAAACAATCTGAGTAGTATTGCCATCATCGTCTTGTACAATAGCTTCATTAACAATATCATCAATTGCTGATTCAATCTCTGGTTGCATTGCCATTTCACGGTAACGAGAAATGAGCTCTACCTCATTCTTTGCAGTACCGTCTAAGTCAACATATGTACCATAATATGCAGCTGATGTTATTGTTAATGCGCCATCATCGGCGGCTGGAGGCGTGAACGATTGCTGAGTAGATTTCTCCTGCTCAGTTTCATCACGGGATATTGTAAACCCAAACAGTGAAAATTTATTTGTATTTTGTGCCATATTTTTTTCTCAATAATAAAATCAAAGTAACATAATGGAGGGCACTAGGCCCTCCACATAAAAAATCAAGAAGTTGTATTGGCTTCCCAATATTGATAAGCAAAAGTTACTTGGAACTCTTCCATCGCATCATTTGAACCCCAGTCTAATTCGATTGGTGCTAAATCGACTGGAAATATACCAATAAATTGATATGTTTTAAGAATATCACCAGCTTTACCGTATTGTGTTACGACTGCATCAGTTGTATATGATGATGGTCTCATAGCAGCTGTTGAACGGACGTTGCTGGTGTTACTATTAATTGAATTCATCCATGATTCTAAAGAATTTCTAACTGTAAAATCTTCATCATTGATGATTGTTAATGACCAATCGGCAAAAGTTCTGTTGCCAGCAAACTTCAATTCACGGCCAAAGTAATTAACTGGCACAGTACCAATTGAGGAACCTGGTAACTGTGAAGCTTTGGCCATAAAAGTTGTTTTAGAACTAGCTAAAGAACCGTTAGATGCAATAATTGGAAATACTAAAGAGACAGAGAATAGGTTAGGACGGGCGCCGTCTCCAACCATATTTGCTCTAAATTCTGCTACATTGAATGCCATTGTTTTCTCCTATTTCGTTTTATTTATTAAGCCGTACCAACGATTGTTGTGAAATCAACGCCAGTTGCAACAGCAACAAAGTTTAATTGAATGTAATTGATTGAACGAGCAGGTTTAATGTAAATGTCACCAACAAATTGGTTACTATCAATAACTTGTGGAGTATTGTTTGTAGAGTCACAAACCACTTTAAAGTCTGTAATACCACGGCGACCTTGAACGTCACGCAAGAATGGTGTTACTAAAGAAACAAATTGTGCTCTAGTAAACTCATCATTCAATTCAAACAATGAATATTTTGCAGCAGTAGAGATTGATTTTTCTAGTGTGATAAACAATCTACGTACATTTATACGGTCAAATGCTGATGGTTTGTTCTGTAGAGTTTTATCTCCATATAGAATAATACCTTGGCCAGGGAATGATACGACAGGGTTTACACCAGCAGAATATATTGTATCTCTATCCGCTTTTGATGGATTCCATGCCAATTTGATTGCATTTTTAATTGCACCACGATTGAAACCAGCAGGTGAATACCATGGGTCTCTAGATGTATCTGTAGCTACACATAGACCAGCGATGTCACCGTTCAATGGAATCCAACGATACACATTATTGTATTTGTCGTACTGATATTTCCAACCAGAATCTGCAAACACATAAGATGATTTGGTTAATGAATCTACCCAAGCGGTAATCAATGTTGTTTCTTGACCTGATTTATTAATCACTTTGTCCTGCTGTGGTGATACAAATACCACACAATCCCTACGTGCATCTGTCAGTGGATCAGGATTAGCAATATTGCTAATAATAGTGCCTTGCAAAGTTGCACTTGCATCACCAGTCAATACCAAAGAAATATCAATTGAATCTCTGTTTTTAAACTGGTCATATGCAGTTTGTAGTTGTCCATCACTTGGTTTAGAGCCATCAGATGCTCTACCTAATCGTGTTGTAATGTAACCACCGCCTGTGTTTGCAGTTGAAGTATATGAGTTTGCATCAATACGAGCAAACTGTGTGTTTGCCGCAGTTTGTCCCCATGTATTTGAAGTATTTGCATAGTCAACTGGGTCTGTTGCATAAATCCATTTTGATTGGTTAAATATTACTTGTTTATAATAATTTGTTGAACCATTTAATGTTGCATCATAAGCCTTTGAAACAAAACCAAATGTTTCAAGTACTGTGTTTGCAATGCCTGTAAGTTTACCGGTTGCGTCAATAACAACAATATGAATTTCATCATTTGCACCACCAACTGCGGCTGCGTATGCTGATGTCGTAGGTGCAGATTGAAAATAATTTTTGTAAGTCCATGAATTGTAATAAGTTGTATTTGAAGAATCAAAAACATCTAATTTAATGTTGTTACCTAAAGATCCTGGATATCTTGCAATAAAAGGACCATAAAGGTTGTTACTGGTTTGATTTAACAAAGATGCTTCAAATGCAGCTGAATTTGAAACTACTAAGCCAACATTTGCAATATTTGCATTCCACACTGTAGTTGTACCGACTGCATTGTTTGCACCAGTGCCCACAGCACGAACTATTTTTAAGTTATTACCATAAGCCAAAAAGTTTGCAGCAGTAAAGAAAGATACTGCTGAATTAGAATCTGGACCTTCTGGTGCAAAAGTTCTAACTAAGTTAATTTCACTGTCTATTGTTATTGGTTGATTGGCTGGACCCCATGGGAATGTTCCAGCAAAAGCACCGGCTGTAGTTAGAACTGAAGGTATGACTGTAGTTAAGTCAACTTCAGATACATTTACGCCTGGAGAGATTTGAAACGCCATTTTATTCTCCTTGAATTATTATGTGTTCTATTGGTAAGATACCATAGTGATATTTATGAAACATCGGTTTTAC